CGCCCGTTCCACCTCCGCATTGCCTTCCAGCGCCGGCTCCAGCGTTGGCCGCGGCGCCGCCCGACTCGTTCCCAAAAACAGCTGCTTCGCGATCCCCTTCGTCGCCGGCCCCGCCCCGATCCGCACAGCCGGAAATCCCCCTTCGCCCTCCCCAACCTCCACCTGAATATCTTTTCGCACCTTGCCCGTCGGCGAAGCCGTCGCCTCGCCCGCCGCGCTTGATATGTAAACTTTCCTCGCCCCCTTGCTATATCGCCGCCGCCCGTGCTTCGGCGCGTCAATCAACTCCTGCGCCCGGCGCCTTACCGCCTCTCCCGCCCGCTCCAACCGCGCCGGCCAAAGTTCCTTCGCCACGTGTTTCAGAAATTCCTCCCCGCTCCACCCCGCCAGCATCTTCCCCATTTCTCTGCGCCTCCGCGCCTCTGCGCGAGAATCCCTTACACTCCCCTCCTCACAAACTTCCCCAGCGCCCGATCCAGCACAATCTGCGGCTTTCGCAGCAGCGTGAACGTATGCCCCTCCCGCGTCTCCGTCTCGAACCCCTGCAAATTCCGCGTCACCCATTCCCCCGCCGCCAGATTCCGCGCCGTCATCGCCACCTCCCGCGGATAAAGCGCCACGCTCGCGTTTTTCGTCGTATGCGCCGCCGCCGTCGTCCCATTCTGTCCCCGCACCCCTGTCCCGCTTTTCCCGTCCGATGCCATCGCGCTCAGGAAAATCTGCTCATCCTCCACCAGGATTGTCTGCCCCGCTTTCAGCCCCGCCGCGCTCATCGTCAACGCCGTCGCCTCGGCCGACGCCGCCGTCACTGTCAGATTCGCCGTCAGCCACGGCGTCGCGCTCCGCCCGTCGCCATAGCCCCAGACCCCGACGATCTTCGCGTATCGCCCCTGCCGCGCCGCGAACACGTAGTTCCCGAACGCCGTCAACTCCACCCGCGTCTTGGGAAATTCGTTGTTCGGCCTCAGCCAGAAATCCGTATTCTCCACCCACGTCTCCCCGTCGTAGGTCCCGTCCAACTCCGAGTCCATCTTCAGACTCGTCGCGCTCAGCAGGTCGTCGACCTCCATCGCCTTCGGATTGCGTAACGTGTCGAAATACCGCGTCCCGTTCTGCGAATAGAAATGCCGCCCGCAATGCGAATCGATCCACTCCGAAACCTGCCGGATGATCTCCAGCAGATCCGCGTCGGTCGTCGTCAACGTAATCCCCAGCGCGTTCTTCACCGCATCCAGGTCGACGTAGCAGTGCATCACCGTCCTCCGCGCCGCGGCGCCCGCGTCTCCCGCGCGCCTCGCGCCGTCGCTTCATAGCCGGCCATGTCCGCGCGGCTTGTCCGCGCGTCAGCCCCCGCCGGCTCCGCCTCCACCCGCGTCGCCGTTCCCCGCCGGATCAGCAGTTCCGCCACCCCGTCCGGCAGCGTCCCCACAACCTCTCCCGCCTTCCATCGCCTCCACGGCCGCTCCAACTTCACCTTCATCGCCTATTCCTCCTCTGTTGCTGGCCTCGCCCCCAGCGCTTTCCCCTCCGACCGCCCCCGTTCCATCTCCCGCCACTGCTCAACCGTCATCAGCTTCACCCGCATCTCCTCGTCGTGCACCCGCACATCCTCTTCCAGATGTCCGACGCGCACTCCCGTGTCGATAAAGCACGTATTCCCGGCCCGTTCCCAAATCCGCCAGAAGTGAATGTCCGCGTCGGTCCGCCCGTCGCCATATCCTCCCGTCAGATCCGGCGTCTCGAGAAACCAGGGTTTCGGCAACTCCGCCAGCTTTTCAGCCTTAATCAGCGTCAGCCCGAAATGCGCGTTCTGCGATCGGATCAATTCTCCCCGGCTCAGCCGCACGCTCTCCGCGCCCAGATACGCCAGCGCCGTGTCATGCAGCCTTCGAACCTGCAATGGCGCCAGCGCGTCAATGTCTGGATTGCTCGCCATGTGCTGGATCAGCTCGCCCAAGTGATGCGCCGTGAACATGGTGTCGTAATCAATCGTCAGGATCCAATCCACGTTCCCCCCCGCCAGCGTATCCTCGAACAGCCGCTGCATCGTCTGTCCCCAGAACGCCCCCTGGCCCCAGTTGACCACGATTCCGAACGGCATCAATGCCGATTGCATCACCCCAAAATGCGCCTGGAATCCCAGCCGCGGAATGCTCGCCACCGCCACAACCCTCACCCTCACCTCGCCCATCTCCCCATCCCTCCGCCTTCCGGTCTCTCCTTGTCCGTCCGTGTCCGTCCCTGCGCGGCTTGTCCGCGCATCGTTGTCCGTGTTCGTCCTTCTTCACTGTCCCCCCGCCGCCTCAACCCGCAACTCCCAGAAATCCATCGCCTCCGCTTGCGCCGTCCTCGAGGCGATCTCTTCCGGCGCCCCCATCCGATCATGCCAGATCTTGATCGGCCCAAACCAACTCCGATGCCACTGCGGCCGGAAGTTCCAGTTCAACGGCAACACGAACGGATTGAATTCCAAATCCGCCACTGCCTTCGCGAACCCCGCCTGGTCATTGCATGGCATTCTCCGCCGCGTATCTCCTCTTCCCCACGTGATCGAAGAATCAATGCGAAACGCCGCCTCCTCCCAGTGCTGAAACACCTCCCACGCCTTCGCCTTCTCCCAGAAAATCACCCCCGTGTTGTATTCAACGATGTTCCTCTGCGCCTCCGTGTCTCCGTGTGAGAATTCCCCATACCTCGCCGCCCACGGACACTCGCACACGCAGCACGCGATCCCATGCTTCCTCGCCATCTCAAATCCAAAATCCAACGGGCCCAGAACCACCGTGTCCGCATCGAGATATAGCGTCGTCTCAAACGGCGACATCCCCATCATCCGCGCCTTGTCCAACAGTGTCGCCTCTTCGCGCAGCCGTTCCACATGGACCGGCAACCCCGGCATCGCAACCCGCAGCGATGCGAGGGAACGATCCAGCAGACCGTTCCCCGCATCGCCCCACACGACATACAACACCCCGCAGGTCATTGCACTCCCTCCGTCCGCGCCATCGCTCCCTTATGTCCCTTTCGTCCTTGTTGTCCCTGCTCGCCTTGCCCGCTTGGCTCTTCCTACACCTGCACCACCACCTTCGGGATCGCCGCGCCGCCCACCGTCACCCCGATCATGTCGCTCGTGCTCGCCGGCCCCTGCGACAGATTGCTTAGCCGCGCGATCGCGCCCAACGCCCCGGTCGTGTTCGTCGTCGTGTTCTGCGTCGCCGTCACCCGCAGATAGCGTTTCTTGCCTCGCAGCTCGACTTGGCAGATCACCAACCCGCGGGCGCCCGACGAGCCGGCCGTCACCGTCTGATTCGCCACGATCGTCACGAACGTCGTGTTGTCGTCCGAATCCGCGAACGCCACCACCGTCGTTCCGCTCGTCGTCGTCGTCGGCGTCACCGCCACGATCAACTCCGCGTAGTCGGCGCCAGCCGTATCCACGCTGCCGGTCACCTCCTCCGCGGCCGTCACCGCCTTCGGCGCGATCAGCAGCACCGTTTTCGCCTTTTGTCCTTGAATCATCGCTTTGCTCCTTCCTTTCTTTTTAGGAGGCCTGGCCCGAGGCCAAGCCTCCATTCGCGTTGTCCCTGCGCGGCTTGCCCGCACATCTTCGTCCCTTTTGTCTTGACTGTCCCTGCGCGGCTTGCCCGCGTATTACGAGCCCGGCGTCACCAACACGATCAGGCTCCCCGCCGCCGTCGCGCTGCCCATCTCGTGCACGTTGATGTCCATCCGCTCGTGACCGACGATCCCGACCTGGAGCGTGTCCGCGTAGCGTTCCCGTAGCACTCCGATCGTGATTCCGCGCCGGTTCCCAAACGCGGCGGCCTGCCGCAGATCGCCGAGAATCGCCAGCCCGGTCGTGCTCACCTGAGCCGTCAGCGTCGAATTCAGCACCTGCGAAATCACAACGGGATAGCCCAGAAATTGCAGCGCGTTCCCCCCCGCGATTTCGTCCTTCGTCGTCCCGCCCGCCGCATTCGCCAGCCGCGCCATCGAGGCGTAGAACCCCGCCCGCGAAATGAACCATTTCGCGTTCGCCGTCGCATACTGCGGCAGTTGCCCCAGCATCGCCTCGAAGTCGGCCAAATCCAGCGTCGAGAACGCCGTGTTCCCCGCGATCGCCGTATACAAAGTCCCCGCGTGATTCCCGTCGCCGGCCAGGCCCACCACGCCCCAGATGCCGTGATAGGTCGAAGTGCCGTTGCCCAGGAATCCCGCCGTGTCTTCCGCAGTCGCGAAAGCATAGGCCATCTCGCGCGCGATGAAGTCCCCGATGTTGATCACCGCGTCATCCGCCAGCGAGATCGGGAAGCGCGTCAGCGCCGCCCAAATCCGCGCACGCAGCTCGAGGATGTCCACCGTCGGATTGGTCTCCGTCGGCGCCGTGTTCTCCCCGATCGCGTAAGCTGTGATCCCCGCCGTCCGCCGCGGCCAGAGCTGCGTGTCGCTCGCCATCGGAACGACCTCCGACTCGCGCCGGAACACGCCGCGCTCTTCCCGCAATTCGACGATCGCCGATTCGAGAACTTCCGGGATCAGGTAGCCGCCAGTCGTGT